CTCATTGAGGTGGTTTACGGCTTCCAGCGTCTCATCGACTCTGAGGATGGCTCTGAGGGCATCTACTGCACCATCTTCCATCCCAAGTGGTCTGGGTCGAACGAAGTTAAAGGCTACGCCAAGTTTGAGCTTCTGAACGGCTACAACGACTATCCGTTCGTTGTCACCCGTCTAAGCAACGACTCCAAGCGGATGTACGAGCTTCAGACGTTCTCCGACCTTCTGCGTGGTCCGCAGGATCAGGTGAAGGCAGAGCGTGATAGCCGCACCGACCGCAACAGTCTGGCGACCCTCCCGCCCATTCTCCATCCTCCGGGCAATGCTCCTTCGGACTATGGTCCGGGTCGTTACATCCCGATCCGTCGTGCTGGAGAGATTAGCTTTGGGCCTACCCCTCCGTACAATCCGGGCTCCGTAGAGATGGAGCGGACAATGATTGGGGCTGCGGACAAGATTGTCGGCCTAGCCGTTGACGATCCTCTCTCCCCGATTCGTCAGCAGTACTTCGTAAACAAGTTCCTCTCCCACGCGCAGGATGTCATCAAGATGGCGTTCAAGTGCTATCAGAGGTTCGGCCCCGATCAGGTGTTCTTCCGCGTCACGGGAGTGGCTGATCCCATGCGTTTCGACAAGGGCAACCCTGATGAGGACTTCGACATCAAAATAAGCTTTGATGTGCTGAACAACGATCCTGATACGCAGGAGGCTCGCCTTGGTCAGTTTGTCAATCTGTTGCAACTGGACAAGAATGGCCGCATCAATGCTGACAGCCTGTTGGAGTCTATGGCCGCTGCCATTGACCCCATCATGGCCGACGCCATCCTCCAGCCCGCAGAACAGGCTTCCCAGCAGGTTGTAAAGATGGTCACGGACGACCTCTCCAAGATTTTTGCTGGCATTGAAATGCCCGCTCGTCCCAACGGTGCTCAGATTGCCCTACAGGTAATCCAGCAGTATGCTTCTCAGCCTGATGTGGCTCAACGTCTGCAACAGGACGAAGTCTTCCGTGGTCGTCTTGAGAAGTATGCTGGTCAGTACCAGTTTGCGCTCACTCAGATGCAGAATGCTCAGATTGGGCGTATTGGAACCGCTCCTGCACAGATGGGTGGGATGACCACTCAGAATATGCAGTAGGTCCGCAAGGTAACTACTGAATTTTAAAAGAAACCCCCAAAAGAAAGGGGGGTTGTAGGGGGGTGACAAAAGTCTTGTCAAGCACAAACTTCTGTTGCCTACTTTCTGTATGAACATCTTCAATCGTAAACACCCTCTTGAGCAGCAGATTGCCTTTCTGTCTGATCGTGAGCAGTTCCTCGACTTCCTAGACTGGATTGCGGCTGGACGTGAGAACGCCATTGGACAGCTACAAAGGGCTCCAGAAGGCCGTTTGCGTGAGATTAGCGGCAAAATACAGGTGTATGACGAGCTACTGTCCCTGTGTGGCTATCATCAGCTTCTAATGAAGCGGGCGGTGCGTCAGGCGCAAGGTCTGCCGGTTTAGACTGAAGGGTGCTACAATGCGGGCTTCGCAATGCCCGTGGCGTAAAGACGGCACCCATAATGTCAAACGAAGTCCAATCGGCTAACGCAGGAGCCGACCAAAAACCTGTGGTCAAAAACATATCAAATAGCGAGCTCATCGCTATGCGGTATCGGGCTATGTCGGAGGCTCAAAAGGTGTCAAAATCGCCTGAAAAGCCGAAGGAGGAGCCCAAAGAGGTGGTTCCCAACGAGCCAGAGGAACCGAAGGAGGAGGCGCGGCAAGAAGAGCCCCAGCCAAATTCTGAGGAACCCAAGCCCGAAGAGGAACAGAAGGTTCTTTCAAAGGACGTTGATCTGGAAAACATGAGTGAGGCAGAGCTTAAGGAGCTTGCCCAGAAACTCGGTAGCAAGGCTGTCGCCCGATTTGGCGAACTCACAGCCAAGCGCAAAGCCGCCGAGGAACAACTGGCCGCTCTTCAAGCCGAGCTTGCGAAACGTGGTTCAAACCAGCTAGAAGCCAAGGTGAAGGACAACCCTTACGCCAACATCGACAATCCTGACGAACTGAAGTCGAAGTATCAGGAGGTCGCTGAGGTTATAGACTGGGCCGACGACTTGCTCGAAAAGGGCGAGGACCTAGGTGCTGATGATGTTCTGACAAACGTCAACGGCAAGGACTACACCAAGCGCGAAATCAAGGAAGCGTTGAGGAAGGCGCGTAAAGCGAAGGATGTCTTCTTGCCCGATCAGGACAAGCAGATTAAACTGAGCAACGAGCGGAAAGCCTTCAAGGAAGCCCTTGTTGAAAGGGCCAAGACAGAGCTTCCTTGGCTCCAAGGAGAGGACAATGATGTCCGCAAGCAGTACGAGGCGATGATTAGTGATGAGCGGCTGAAGAACATCGAAAAGATGCTTCCTGATGTCGCTCCGCAGTTGCCTTACCTGCTGGCCCATGCAGCGAATAGCCTGTATGCCCGTCGTCCCGTTGAGACAAAGCCAACGGCCCGACTCTCCCCGCCGTCTCCCGTGGTAAGCCAGTCAGCGGACTCCAATAAGCCTGAGACCCGTCAGTCCAAGGCCCTGAAAGACCTTTCCGACCGCTTTGGAAAAAGCGGGAGTTACAAGGACTTCAAAGCAATCCGTGCTCTTCAACTATCTAAATCCTAACTAACATGGCTTTTTCAAATACCTACAATGTCACGAACCCCGGTTCTGGCGTTTCCAACCGTGAAGACCTCACGGACGTTCTGACCATTCTGGCTCCCGAGGAGACTCCGGTCCTCTCGCTCGCCAACAAGAGCAAGGCTACCGCCACCTTCAATGAGTGGACTGTGGATGTGCTGGCTACCCCGTCTTCGACGGGCATTCAGGAGGGTGCGGACATTTCCAGCTATACGGACAAGTTTGCTGGCCGCGCTCGTCTTGGCAACTACATCCAACTGTTCCGCCGTGACTTCATGGTGAGCCAGCTTCAGCAGGCTGTTGAGTCGGTTGGTCCGGCTCGTATTGCCGAGGCTGAGGCGAAGGCTGTCCGCGAAATCAAGCGTGACATGGAAAAGACGCTCTGCGGCGATCAGGACCGTTCCGTTGAGGATGGTGCTTCGACCCGCTACGTCACCCGTGGTCTGGGCGACTGGCTTGATTCGGCTGGTCCTGCGGATGTTCCGTCGAACTTCCGTACCCCTGCCGCCTCCATCCATGCTTCCAGCACGCTGACGGAGAACGCCTTCAACGGCCTCATCGCCTCCATCTTCACCCAGACGGGTACTGTGGATGCGCTGTCGCTGGTTGCGGGTACGACCCTCCGCCGCACCGTGTCGGGCTACGCTCGTTCGGACAACAACACCAACGAGAACGTCTATCACGTCAACCAGATGGCGACAGACAAGGAGATCACCCTCTCGGTGAACACCTATGATTCCGACTTCGGCATCATCACCGTCATTAACGGCAATCCGGCGTGCTTGCCCGATTCGTCCCGTGGTTACATCCTCAACCCGAATTATGTCGGCGTTGCGGAACTGATGAGCCTTGGCTCGACCCGCGTGCCCGATCAGGGTGGCGGTCAGCGTGGGTTCGTGGACGGAGCTATCGCCCTTCAGGTGTTTAGCCCGCTGGCCCACGGCAAGATTACGGTGGTTGCCTAATACTACCTAGTCCTCTCAAAAGCCCGTGTGGTACAATGCCGCACGGGCTTTTTTATGCACATTATCACCTCTCTTCCCAAGTATTCGGATGGTGAGATTAACCGCGCTTTGATGCGTGAGATTACCACCGGAATCGCCTTAAAACAGGCTTGGGAGGGCGAGCGGGAGAAGATTTGTGCGAAAGAGGCGGAGAAGATTAAAGACCACCAGAAGTTCGGGTTTAAGAATATGCGGTGTCTGGCTGTCACCCCGGCTTGGGAGTGGTTCAATATGCGCCGCAAGTTCGGCCATGAGGCCATGCACGACAAGGGCTTCATTAAGGACTATCAGAAGCGTTTCCCCCATCTGGCTCCTAACAAAATCTGATGCAAGAGGTAACCTACACTTCCATCTACGATCAGGTTAAGGCTCTGGCGGGAGTCACGGACTTTACGTCGCAGGAACAGACGCTTATCACCACCCTAGTCAATCGTCGGGCTAGGCTGGCGTATGAGGCTTCGGATTTCTGGCCTAGGTGGTTGGTGGTTGGGGAGTCGCGCAATTACAAGACTACGACGGTTAGCGCGGGCAACTTTGTCATTGGCTACACCTACACGATTCTGACAGTTGGAAACACCAGTTGGACGAGCATCGGAGCTCAGTCCAATACGGTGGGGGTTGTCTTTGTGGCTACGGGGGTCGGGTCTGGTACTGGCACCGCTACGCTTAACAGCAACATCATCCCGTACTCACAAGCGGGTTTGTCCACCATCGACACCTATCTCCGTATCCACAAGAGCTATCAGCCGTTCTACCAGTATTCCTCTGTTGAGGTGGAGTACTATGTGGACAGTCAGGGAGCCCATGTGGTGGGGGATACGGCTCCTACCACCTCCACCTTCGTAACCTACAAAAAGGACTGGGATGGACCCTATACGACGGCTTCGACGAACATCCCTGAAGAGTGGAAGGAGTACTTGGGGCATGGAACCTATGCCGACTTCCTCCGCCTTGACGCCCAAAACGAGAAGGCTCTCGTTGAGGAAAAGGTCGCGGAGCAAATCCTCCAAGACCAGTTGATGAAGGTGGATGTAACCCGTTCCGTAGGCATCCTAGCCCATCGCATTTCCACTCACATGAGCCGAGCCTATCGGCGCAACTAACTGCTAGAATAAACACATGGCTAACGCTAAGATTGTCAACACTCCCTCTCAGGCCATTGCTCAGAGTGGGACCACCCATACGCAGCGCACGATTGGCTCTACGGCTGCGGCTGTCATCAACTGGACGCTCAACGCCAACACCACCCATGTGTTTGTGCAGTTTACGGGAGCCAACGCCCGAGTGACGTTGGACGGCTCAACCAACCCGACGACTTCTCTTGGCTTCCAGTATCCTGATGGCTCTACGGCCTATTGGACCCGCCAGATCGCTTTGAACGCTAAGGCTATCCGAGATGACTCGACTGATGTAGTGTGCGAGATTCAGGAGCTTAACTTCCTGTAATGCAGTTTGACACTCCAATCTTCTCTCGGCCTTTTGTCAAAGAGCGTGGGGT